CCTTTTCAGATGGTCGTATATTTAACGTAGCTCAGACAAGCTTCTTGCAGCGTATGGATATTCAAAGGGTTATACCCTTTAAGGTTCCAGAAAAAACCTGCATTGAGTTTCAGATAAAGATGAACAGCCAGACTGCGGATATTGGAATTTTTGGAGAGGGTGTAGTAGTTAAAGAGCAGGGGCGGCTCTAATGGCGACAAGAAAGAAGAAATCTGTTAATCTATCAGTTAAACGTGGCGAAAAGCTGCCAGCATCTAAAGGTGCTGGATTAACGGCAAAAGGCCGGGCTAAGTATAACCGAGCCACAGGCTCGAAACTAAAAGCACCACAGCCGGGTGGTGGTAAGCGTAAGAAGTCTTACTGTGCAAGATCAGCAGGACAGATGAAGATGCATAATGTCAATTGTAAGAAAACGCCTAAGAAGCGCATTTGCGCTGCGAGAAGAAGATGGAAGTGCTAATGGACAATAAAATTATCGCTGCTGCAATGTTGGCTTTTCTAGGCTGGCTGGGTGTTTCAATTATGGATTTAAAAACTGACACAGCGGTTATTGCTGTGAAGGTAGATAAGAACCACGAGATACTAACTGTCTTATGGAAAGATTTTTTGGAGAAAAGAAATGGCAATCTCGCGAGGCTCGATGTCAAAGCAAATTGAAAAAGGCGGAGCAAAGAAAGATGCATGTTACAGCAAAGTTAAGCGCCGTTATAAGGTCTTCCCGTCAGCGTATGCAAGCGGGGCAATCGCCAAGTGCCGTAAAGTCGGTGCAGCCAACTGGGGAAACAAAACAAAGAAAGCAGCAGGCGGAACATACAAGTACCGCACAACCAAATTATATTGATAGTGGGCAAGTAACATTGAAGCCGTGGTAGAATTCTTGTTAACAGTTTATTTAGGTGGTCAGTTGATTGATCAAACGCAAAGGTTCATAGACTTAGATCGTTGTATGTACTTTGCACAGCGTTTATCACATCAACCATCGGTGCCGATTACTGATGGAAGGAGGGCAAAAATAGTAGCTATTTGTAAACCTATACCAAAGAGGTAGATATGGAACCAATTTCGACGGCCTTGGCAGGCATTGCTTTAGTTAAAAGCGCTGTGGATGGTATCAAGTCCGTAATAGGAACTGCCAATGATATAGGTGACATAGCTCATCAGATTGATGCTTTGTTTACAGGGCAGAAGCAGGTTAACGAAGCCAGAAACAAAAAGTCCGGCGTAGGAATATCTGATCAATTTGGTGTAGACAGTGTAGCTCGTGAAGTCATAGACGCGAAGATAGCCGCTGAAAAACTACAAGAGGTGGCTACTATGGTGGATATGAGATTTGGCCCGGGGACTTGGAAAGGTATTTTAGAAGAACGACAGAAACGTATACAACAAGCAAAGGAAGCAGCCGCAGAAGCAAGGCGTCAAAAGCTACAAGAGGCAAGAGAGTTTGAAGAACTAATGCAACAGATTGTGCTTATTTCTACAGTTGTTGTTGCGGCAATTGGTTTTTTTGTATTTTTGTTTACAGTTGTTTTGTAGATATGGAAAAGATATGGCAGTACGAAAAACTAAAAAGGGAGCGGCCCTCAAGAGGTGGTTCAAAGAAGAGTGGAAGGATGTTCGTACCGGGAAAGCGTGTGGGCGTAGCGAAGGAGAGAAACGGGGTACTCCATATTGCCGCCCCTCCAAGCGTGTATCTTCTAAGACCCCTAAAACATCCAAGGAAATGACAGCGGCTGAAAAACGTAGTAGAATATCACAGAAGAAAAGACTAGGTCAGCCAGCAGGTAAGCCGCGCCGTGTTAAATCGTTAAAAAGGAAAAAGTAGATGACAAAGAACAAAAAGAAAAAAGCTGCAAAGGGTTATAAGGACATTGATCTTATAAGCCCACGCAAAGCCATGGCTATGGGTTACCACATGGGTGGGTCAATCACGGCCCCTGCTCAAGGTCCGGGCGGCCAAAGCCCAATGCAGCGTCCAATGTTGCAAAGTCCGGGCGGCCAAAGCCCAATGCAGAGCCCACTAATGCAGCGCCCGGGCGGCCAAAGCCCAATGCAGCGTCCAACGCGAGGTCCAATGCAGCGTCCAACGCGAGGTCCAATGCAGCGTCCAACGCGAGGTCCAATGCAGCGCCCGGGCGGCCAAAGCCCAACGCGGCGTCCAATGCAGCGTCCAACGCGAGGTCCAATGCAGCGTCCAACTGGTCGGCGCGGTTTTTCTGGTTTAGGTTCTATTGCGCGCCGTTTTGGAGTTAGGTGATGGCAACCTCGGGGACAACTAGCTTTGAACTTAATGTCGCAGAAATTATCGAAGAAGCTTATGAGCGTTGTGGCTTAGAAGCTCGCACTGGCTACGACTTTAAGTCAGCGCGACGCTCACTAAACCTAATGTTTGCAGACTGGGCTAACCGTGGCATAAATCTATGGACAGTGAAACAGGGCACACAGGGGTTGACGGCTGGCACAGCTACCTATACGTTCAGCAGTGACTACACAGATCTTCTTGAAGTTGTACTTCGTAGGGGTGGGATCGACTATGAGCTAGGAAGAATGTCTCGTGGTGAGTATTTAACGCTACCTAATAAAGATACTCAAGGTCGCCCCAGTCAGTTCTTTTTCGACAGGCAAACTATTCCACAGATCACACTTTGGGCAACTCCAGATAGTTCTACTGACACGTTAATTTATTACTACATAAAACGCATTGAAGATGCGGCTACGCTGGTAAACACAACAGATGCCCCTTTCCGTTTTTTGCCTTGTATGATTGCCGGTCTGGCTTATTATGTTGCAATGAAAAAAGCTCCAGACAGAATACAGCTATTAAAAGTTGTGTATGAAGAAGAATTTCAACGCGCAGCAAATGAAGACGAAGATCGTGTGCCGTTGAAACTACAGCCAAACATACAGTATCTTAGGGTTAATTAATGGCTAGGTATGCGTCTGGTAAAAATGCTTGGGGGATTTCTGATCGATCCGGATTTCGATACCGCTTGTCTGAAATGGTGAAAGAGTGGAACGGTTTAAAGGTTGGCCCAAATGAATATGAGCCTAAACATCAACAGCTAGAGCCTATTAGCCCGGGCCCAGATCCACAGGCATTATTTGAACCTCGCCCAGACCAAAGAACAGAATCAGCGGTAGAGTCCCTCCTGCCGCTGAACCCTTTTCAAAGTAGCAACCAAGGAAGTGCAGTGATTACCGTTTTTGAAAAAGCGCATGGTAGAGCCACTTCCAATGTTGTACGTTTTCGGGATGTGGTTGGGTTCGATGGTTTTACGAAGGCAGTGATCGAGCAGGGCAGTGGGTACAGCATTACTGTTGTGGATCCTAACAGCTACACATTTACGGCGGCGTCAGGGACTGCCACAACAGGAAATCAACGGGGCGGTGGCGGCACAGCCACAGCAGGCCCGGTGACATTGGTGATATAAATGAGTTTTACATACACACAGCTACAGACGGCTATTCAGGATTTTGCGGAGAACACCGAGACTTCCTTTGTTACTAACCTGCCAGTGTTTATTCGCGGCGCAGAAGACCGTATTTTTACGATTGTTGATCTTGAGTTATTTCGCAAGAACTCTACCTCGGCGCTAAGCACGGGGGATCCGTATCTTAGTGTTCCTACAGATTATTTAGCCCCGTTTTCTTTTCAAATAACCAGTGTTGATTATAAGGATTTTTTAGAAATCAAGGACGTAAACTTTGTACAACAGTATGCCACTGATACGGCGGCAAATGGGACACCTAAATATTACAGCATTTTTGATATAGGTAATTTTATTGTAGGCCCTACTCCAGATCAAAATTTTACTGTTGAACTGCATTATTATTATCGCCCTGCCAGCATTACCGCTGGAGCCGGGGCCGGAACTACTTGGCTCAGTGAAAACGCGCCCAACGCTCTTCTTTACGGGTCACTTGTAGAAGCGTATACTTACATGAAGGGTGAAGCTGATATGATGCAGTTGTATGAACAGCGATTTGCCCAAGAAATTGAAAGATTAAAAGATTTGGCTGAAGCTAGAGAAAATAGCGATGCCTACAGGAGAGGTCTACCTGATAGGCCACGCACATAAACAGGAGTAAAAGACGATGCCAACGTCAAATGCAGC